TTACTTATTTTGTGAAACTTTGCCACTCTTCTTGCTGTGCTTGTCATGTTTACTTTTTCTGTTGTTTTTGTATTTTCCATATTTTTTAACCTCCAAAATTTTTTCTTTTACCATTTCATTAATCACTTCATTTATAACCTTATCAATCTTTTCAACGACTTCGTTAATACCATATTCTCTGTCATAATATTGGGCGTATATATTATTGCCTTTGTCTACTACTTGATAAGACCAGTCACGATTATCTTCGTCAATTACCATTAAAAAATAAAACATATCTTTGTAGACGTTACATCTATATGTACCATTTCTGAATCCATTTTTGCGAAGTTTTAATGACGTAAGATTTTTCGATAATTTATACTTTTCTCGTTTAAGCATTCGGAATCTCCTTCCTCAAATATTTTAAATAATCATTCCAGTGTCCTTCAGAGTGAATGAATTCTTTTCCTTTTAACATCTTTTTACGCATATAAGTTTTCATGTCAACTCCTCTATACAAACGCTTTTTATTCAATAATTTGATGTAATTTTGAGTCAGTTTTGATAAGGCAAGCAATTTACCATCTTCTTTCAAAGGAGCGATTATATCTTCATATTCTCTTAATTCGTCCTTTTGTATGAGGTATTCTATCTTAGGGAGATTCTTAGGGCTGAATGGAGAAATATCAGCACCGGATGTCTTTGGTTTTAATAATGGAATGATTTTATCTGAATTTTTCTCATAAAATTTGAACATGACTTCTGAGTTTGTTTCCAGAATATCAAAAATAAATTTTGAGTTTTTGATGTCAGAATTGAATTGTTTGTGATCAATTATTTTATATGTAGTACCTTTTCCTGATTTTAAAATAGATACGTTTTCCGGATTAATATTCTCTGCATATAACTTACGAATAATATTTCTACCTCGTTGAAGAGATGGGATATACGATTGCAAAATTCCTTTGCCATAATAAAATATTTTATTCCCAAAGCTGCAATCAATATAAACATCTGCATCCTCATACGTATCTTTCAACGTTTTGGGAAAATCATTTGTCACTTTATCAACTTCACATTTTAGACGATATTTGCCCTTATATTTTGTTGTAAGGTATCCCAATTATTTATCACTTCTTTCTTAATCTTCTTCATAGAATCTTTCGTTACTAACTTTTGGTTTATCTTTTTCTGCATCGGTTACGAGGGTTAATGCTTCCAATCTATTTGCAAAAAGAATTCTGTCGATATCGGAATAATTGAATAAATATCTTTTCTTTTCACGCTTATCCATGCAAGCAAAATAATCTTCGTATAAAGTACAGACAATCATTTCACAGACATTATATATACCAACTTTGGGAAGTATTTGAGCATAATATAGGATGTCTTTCTTCTTTATTCCTTGTTCATTTGTCAATTTATTATTCTCTTTTCTTTTATTTTTAGGAGTGCTATAGGAAATATAACACTCCTATTTTTTTACGATTTTAGATGGATCTTAATCGCAATATAGAATTACTTTATTCTGTTTTAATGTTTCTGGGATATTGATGACTCTTTGATTTGACGAGCCACGAAATTTTAGACTTGGATTTTTTAAAGTTTCATCATAACGTCCATCGACAAGAACATCTACGAAAAGTAAAACTTTAAATTGTTCACTACTTAATGATTCATATTGATATCCAGAATATAACCAAATCTTTTTCTCTGGAAATTTATCTTTGATTTCTTTACAGAGTTTACAAATGTCTTGCATATTTTGTTTGGCTAAAGGTTCTCCACCTAACACACTAAATCGTGAAATATATGGTTTATTTAATAATTCTAATAACTTATTTTTCTTTTCTTCAGTCCATTCTTTACCACCATTAAAATCCCATGCCTCTGAATTAAAGCATCCTTTGCAATGGATTGGACATCCTTGTACAAAAATGGAGACTCCAATTGCTTCTCCATTCGAAATGTCCATTGATCTGATTTGTGCATAATTCATTTTTTATTCCTCATATTCCGTATCATCTAAATGATATACTCTGTCATGAATATCCCCATATCTTCCTTGATTTCCGCCATTTTTTGCAGTGCCGATGTATCCACAAACTCTAAATGCAATATCCATTGTTGTGTTATCTGTATTGCCACAATTCGGGCACTTCCATTTAAGAAGACCGTCTTCATCCTCAACCAATGGAATGTCTCCATCGAATCCGCATTTTTCACAATAACAATTTTTTGTATTAATCTCTGCATACATAATATTATTATAAATAAATTTAATCACTTCTAAAATTGCCGGAATATTATGCGTCATACTTGGAATCTCTATATATGAAATTGCTCCGCCAGGACTTAACTTCTGGAATTTTGATTCGATTCTAAGTTTCTCAAAAGCAGTAATTGGTTCAAAGACTGGAATATGATAAGAATTTGTTATATAATTTCTATCCTTGCCATCAATTTTTACAAACACATCTTTTCCGAATCTATTCTTTAAACTTTTGGCAAATTTATAAGTTGTCGATTCTAATGGTGTCCCATAAATGCTATAATCAATGTTCTCTTCTTCTTTCCATTGATTACACTTGTCATTTAGGGCTTGCATAATTTTTAAACCAAATTCTTCTCCTACGCCTTCATCAGAATGAGAATGACCTGTCATAAATTTTACACAATCCCACAAATCATTCATATACTCTTTCTGTGCATTAGATAATGTTAATTTTTGATACATACTTAATCACCTCAAATTTCACCTTTTACATCTTCTAAACTTCCTCTTACAGAACACCCTTCCGTATCATGTTTTGAAAGAATTTTCAAAATTGCATTTTGTTCTTTTTCGGATAATGTGAATCCATTCCAATATCCTACTGTCCCATCACTGTGACCAAACATAATTCCAATGATTTCCGTATCCATATTATCACCTCTTAAATCAATTCCAACTTCATAAGTTTCTTATATAATTCCATCAACACAGGAATACAAATGCTGTTACCGGCAAGATAACTTATCTGTTGATCTGTTAATCCGCTTTTCTTCATGTGATTATAATCTTTGTCTTTAAATCCCATTAATCTCAAATGCTCTTTAGACGTAAGCATTCTTAATTTCCCATCATAGTAGATAGCTTGCCTTGGCGCAGTAGTTAATGTTTTTGCCACTCCACGACCAACTCTTCCTCTTCTAGTTTTACTACTTGGAAACTCAACATTGATTACATCATACTCATTTACTTCTTTGTATCCAAGTTTTGTAGCTTCTCTTACACACATCTGTCCATCTTCTCTCGTAAAAAAGATCGCCTTCTCTGCTGAACTGAGCGAATATTTATCCCAATCTACACCCTTTTCAAGATAATGGCTAATATCTTTTTTTAATTCTACTGCTTCAGGAAATTCAAACTCTTTGTCTCCTAATTTGTCTTTTAGAATACTAATTGTATATAATCTTTCTCTTGCCTGTGGGATATCATAATCAGCTGCATTCAAAATCTTATAATAATTTTTGTATCCCATTCTTTCCATTTCGTTCAAATAATGATAATGATGTACACGATGATTTACCTTTTTGCCTTCTGAAAGAAGATTCGGTACATTTTCCCAAATAACCACTGTAGGTCTTTTTGGAAGCTTGTGATCAATAATTGCTAATGTCTCTTCAAATAATATTGAACGTCCTGTATTAATATTATTTCTTCCATTTTTACTGAAATCCTGACAAGGCGAGCCATGTATGAGAATATCTGGATCGAGATTCCATCCAACTACGCTTTGTGGTTTGTATTCAATATCAAAAATTGAATTATAAGCCTGTACTGCGAATGGAAGAATCTCCACATAATCAATACTCTTAATATCAAATCCTAAATTTTCCAGTGCCTTTCTTGGTGCGCCAATGCCACCAAATAATTCTAAGATTTTTAATGTTTTATTTTCCATATGTTATCTGCCTCCAATCAAATATTTATTCTCCGTTTTATGTACTAAAAAACAGACAGCTTTTATACTGTCTGCCAATCAAATCCGACTTTCATTTCATTGTTAATAGTCCTTACATAAATCCATAATTGTATTTGCAAGATCTATTACTGATTTAATACTATTTCCGCTTAACATATCAAAAGATTCATTATTAGATTTAGACACTAAATCACAACAATGATGCCAACCGTCTATTTCATTATATACAAATGTAATTTCCAAATTGACATCTTCATTTAATGAACACTGCCAAGGATAATCTTTAAAAGAACCCGGCTTCTTTCCATTTCCGTTCCAAAAGTCAGGATTCATATCTTTTATAAAACTATATGCTGTAGCAATTGCTTCAACTCTTTTCATTACAATCAAACCTCTCTTTCATCTATTCAATTCCAATCAATAACTCTCCAAGCTGCTTTGCATCCTCAACTTTACAAATTGCAGTTGCTTTGCTATCTCCCGTTCCATTTCTTCGTGTAAAATGTGATACAAGATATACTTTATCCGGCATATCTTTTCCGTCCACTTTATAATGTCCGATTTCTACTGTTGTATTTTCTTCAAGTTTTCCAATTTCTTTTGTCTTTGTATAAATAAATTCCTTTGCCATAATTCAACACCTCATTTTTTAAATATTCACTGGCTCATCATTTTCATCATATTCGATCTTTTCAATTTTTACGATATATCCTACTTCTTTTTTCTTATCATAAACTTCCATTTTTGCATTCGCTGATGTAGAAATTCCCCATTCAAAAGAGTACCCGTCACTATTGTTCTCTACAATTTCAGAAAAATAATCTCCGATTTCCTCATAGTCTCTTGCTTCCTGTTTGCTTCTTTCAATACTTTCTGTGCTCATATTTTATCTACCACCTTTCAATTTTATATTCTCTAACTTAAAAAGCAGACAACATATTGTTATCTGCATCTCTTAAACACCTGTACCCCAAATTCAAATACTTCGCTTAACAATAAATCAAGTTCTTCACATTCTTCTTCATTCATTGTCCTGTCTGCTATATAATTATCACAAATAGAAATTGCTGTGTTAAGTTTTTCCATCGGTATTGGATCAACTGCTTCATAATTCCCTTCATTAATAATAATGAATAAATCAAATTTACCATCATCTTTCCAATAATTAAGATAATGCCCTGTATTTAAATATCTTTCCATAATTAAAGTCCCTTTCTTTAGAAATATAATTCCATTACATTCTTAATCGGAAATGTGAAACCGCCAATAGCCATCAAACCAAATTTTTGTTCCTTTCACTCTTCTGTCTTCGTCTAACTTTTCGCCGTATTTTTGTCGTGCAGCTTCTTCATTTCTATTAATATAAGTTATAGGATCAAAATTTTTCATATTATTTGTCTCTCTTTCTATTCTAATCAAATACGATTTTTGTTTTGTTTTATTCTTTCATTGCGAGATGAACTATAATTCCTTTGAACTGTATTGCCAAATCCTCTTGCGTTGCTCCACTTCTTGCAAGTAACGTGTTTCTCTTTGCCATTTTATCAACTTCTTCAAGTAATTCTTCTACCTTTACATATTCTTTCATAGACTTTTATCTCCTGGATGCGATTTTCATTTTAATACATATTTTTGATGCTGATATAACAATTCTGCTAAAATATCTTCCGGAATAAAATTTTCCAAAATGTCAACATTAACTTTTATAAAATCAAAATCATGTTTTAAATGGTTGTATCCACATTCAATGCATGTACCACAATTAAATCCGATTGTATTTTTACACATTGGACATTCCATTTTATTTCCTCCAATCAAATACTGTTTTCATTTGCTTTACGCCCACCATTGTTCTAATAATTTCCGGTTTAATCTATGTTTGATCTGCAAATTTTCTTCTCCATATATTCCGCATAATTCTTTATACAAATCAGAATATTCATTTTCACTTGCTTTTTCTGTAGATAAATAATATTCTAATGAAGCTTCACTATGCTGACCAATATGCATATAACTCATAATCATATATTTATGTACGAGCGTTTCCGGTATAAAAGCAACAACATCTTTTGTTTTCCTATCTTTCCTAAATATAATTTGCATTATATCATTCCTCTCTGAAATGCGGTTTTCATTTACTTATTCGACAACATATTTTCTTAATTCTTTCGTTTCCATGTCCTCAATAAAAAATACATAGCCAGGTGTAAACCATGATTTATTTCCAGCGTATGCCATATCAAATGATTCTGCCTGAATTAACATAGATTTTTGATTATAATATAATGTATATTTCCGCATATTTTTACCTCCTTGAAATGTGCTTTTCATCGTGTTATTTCTTCTTTACATTTTTCAAGAAAATCTTTAAATTCCATATCTGTAAACTCAAAGAACATCTGCTCAACTGCTTTCTTGTCCGAACTGTTTCTCCAAATATTAAAAATATCCTGCGCAATCCCTGTTATCTCGAAGTCATTTCCTTGAACCATATCTACAAGAATCGTATCCGCATCTTTTACAGTACCATCTGGTACATTAGCATTAAGCTCTTCTACCACATTTAACAATTCTTCCATAATTTTCCCACTCCTTAAATCGTGCTTTCATCTATTAATCAATATTGACATACCACCAACCAGTGTACCTATCCTTCTCATTATTCCGTTCGTCTTCTTCGGGATCATAAAATCCAGTATTGACAAGAACTTCTTCTCCTTGCGCTCTATAAAGCGCCTCAATCAAATCTGCAATCGTATTCGCTGCTGATTCCGTCTTTACAAGAATTTCTGTTTCACCGTCTGACCATATAATTCCATCTGAATAATCTGGTAGTGCGTTTACAATCATTTCCATCCAATCTATTCTTCCGTTCATATTACCACCTCGTTTATTACAATATTAACTCTGCCATTTCTATTACTGATAATTCATTTCTTGCTACTTGCAACGCCTGTAAATCAGTAAGATTATATTTATCTCTAAAAGGAATTACTAAGTTGCACATCTCCTTTTTAGTAAGCTTTTTTGTTTTTAGTAGATTTTGATATCCATTTTGTAACTCTCCTATTTCCCGTAAAAGATTTTCCATTATTTTTACCTCACATGATTTGCTTTTCATTGCCTTGTATAATATACTCCGTATTCACTTTCAACTCTCTTTGTAAGTCCTTCCACATCAAAGAATTGAGCATCATCTTCTGATATTTCCATAACACAAGTGCAATTTTCAATAAGTTCTCTCTCCCATTGTTCTCTTGGTTCCCCAAACAAAATTTTCAATGCAATCATATCATCGATTACTGGTGGGATTTCTGTTTTAATCACATAGCTGCAAGCTTTATTACTATCATATTTTTCGCTTTCTGTATCCTCATCACCAAAGAAACATAGTTCATACCAATGTATATTTTTATCCATTTTATTTTCCTCCAATTTTAAATATGAAATTTCCGTTTCATTCTGACTTATATCCATTGGCAATCATATCATTAAGATAGATTTCTTCAGGATAAGCATCCATCTTATGTCCATCTTCAAATTCAATTTCCCAAGCAGGTAAAGATTCTAAATCCCATTCCTTACCTTCCTCACATCTTCCAATCACTTTAAATGATTTTCCAATATAACTTTTATCTTTGTCATTCAAGTCAAATGGTGTCCAAAATTTATCTGCAAATCCGGATGTTTCATAAGTATCATACAGATCTTTTAAAAACTGTCTTTCTCTTTCTGTACTCATTTCATCCCTTGCTTCCGGATATTTTTTATTTAATTCATCCCATGTCATAATATTTTCCTCCTAATTTTGAAATCTACGTTTCATCTACCATTTAATATTATTCATATATCTTTTCAGTGTAATTTTTGCATTGACAAAATACTCTTCTACAGTTCCATGATTGCAGAACCACCATTCATTTCCACCATTGCAATAAAGTTCAATAATGACTTTCTTTCCAATATATTCATCTATGTCTTGGCTGCTACAATATAAACTCTTGAGATATTCTTTTGCAATCAAATAATTTTCTTTTGTTTCCAGGTTCAAGATATAGCTTGTTTCCGTATCTAAACCAATTTCGTCACTTAATGCGTATGTTGGAATTGGCTTACAGATTTTATTAAATAGTGCTTTACGTTCATCTACAATTTCAAATCCATCATGCAACCACCCCCCATCAGACAACCAATCTGATACTGCCTCTACATCTACTCCGTCCTTATTAACGAATCTTTCTGGAATATTCACTTCGTTTGGAAGATCTACTTCACATCCATTTGTTTTCCATTTAATATTGATTGCTTTATACATAACAATTTCCTCACTTTCTACTATTTATTATTAAGAAATCATCGTTTCATCAAATTTGTCGTTACCCATCTTTTCGCACTTGTAAATGATTTGCATCTTGCAAGTTCTACAAAACCTCTGTAAAAGTAATAAACTTCTACTGTAAAATAGCCATCCATATCATTAATCCAACAATATTTTCCGTATTTTGGATGATTAATTTCCGTAGACCATTGTGTAGGATTTCCGTCTTCATCGTCGGATTCATGAATAATTTTCCATTTTAATTTTGACATTTTATACCTCCAAATGAAACTCTTGATTAATATAATATTCTCTAATAAAAAAGGAACCATGCTAATATTTACATGATTCCTTTTTGGCATATTCATTTATTCTATTAATTTCACATAAAACTTTTTACTAAATCTCTCGCATCTGTCCATATTTCTTCTGGGCATTTTTCCTTAAATTGTCCATTGCGCGCCTTTATATCGAGCATTTTTGCTTGGTCGCACAATATTACACCAGTTGTATTTGTTTTGTCGTCCAATTCTACATGGAATGGATGATGTTTATTAGTATTTGTAATTGGACAAACCATTGCCATTGAACTATGGTGGTTTAAAATATCATTACTTATAATAAGTGCTGGTCTTCTTCCAGACTGCTCATGTCCCTGTTGTGGGTTAAAATCCATTGTAATAATATCACCTTGATTATAAGTTACCATTTTTCGTCACCTACAGGAGCACCTACGTCAACCTCTTGTGTACTTTCGACATAAATGTCATCAATTGGCTTATTGTAAAATGCTTCAAGCCTTTCTGTTAAATTTAAATATCTAGGTTTTACTTTTTTTATAGTAATTACTCCGTCATCTACACTTATTTCAACATTATCGTTCTCTTTAAGTCCAGTTCTGTTAATTACGTCTTTTGACAATCTAATTCCCTGGCTGTTCCCCCATTTTTTTACGGCAGTACGTGAAATGAATATGCTCTCTTTCTGTTTCATTGATTTCACATTAGTCATCTTCTTATCCTCCTAAAGTATATACGACGGATATACCTTTGATATTAGTATATACATAGTATATCTAAATGTCAATAAAATATTCAAATTTTAAATAATTTATTTTTCTATTTAATATCATATTCCATACAAATATCACAGATTGTATCTTCTAAATTCTGAGACGAATCTACTCCATATCCATGATATCCGTCAATTAATTGATCGTCTGATTTCCGATACAACTTTACGAAATGTGACCACTCACCCTCGTACATTTCAAACAGAATCACCATATATACATTATCTTTAAATATGTTGTATACTTCTAAATCTTCCGAGAATCCTTTATCTGGTTTTCCGTTTCCGTTCCACCCATTCGGGTTGTGTGTTTTAACAAATTCTTCTGCTATTTTGCGAATTACTTTATCTTTTTCTTTCATTTCCATCATTCCTTTTCAAATTTTACTTTATATCTGAATTCTTCCATAAATTCTTTAATAGACTCCATGATATCTGTAAGTTCATATGAATATACGTCAAACGTCAAATATCCATTTATATAACACTCATTGACTTCCAAACATAATATATTCGGATATTCTTTAGGTTCGTCAACTTTTCCTTCATAATATGCATTTAATGTATTAAAATCATCTTCATCGTTTACCTTGTACCAATAAAATTCGTTCCCATCACATGTCATTCCGTCAGTTAATGGAACTAATCCATCAAACTTTTCAATATGAAGTTTACTCACTGGCTGCATTTTTACATTTCTTTCATACTCTACACATTCCGATTCATCATCAAATGTAGTCCCATCTTCTGCCACAAATACATCATATTTTTCTTCGACCATCCGTGATCTTATTTCTTTTTTCATTAATTATCATCTCCATTTCTTACAACTTCTGCTCCACTGTCATAACATTCTTCCGGTGAGTTTTCTCTTCCATTTGCAATATCTTCTTTTAACTTTTCTTCCGCTTCATCTTCGCTATGTGCCGACACATCATAATATCTTTCATAACATTCATAATAACGTACTCTGTATAATTTCTCGTCTGATTTTGTAGTATAATCTTTTCCGTAATAACGAAACATTTCCAATAATTTGTCTTTATATTCCTTTAATGCATTCTCTTTATAATCTTCATTATGTACAAGATCTACAACATCAGGCACACCTTGAAAACCGTTCCGTTTTGCATCCAACATATTATATACGTGTTCTTCCACATCGAAAGATTCATAGCAAGTTAATACTTCTGCATAAAGTAATCCAATTAATTCCTTTTCTGTTCCCGGATTTTCAATATCAAGATTTTCCCACCAATCTTCTCCGCATGGGTTATCTCCATGCATTTCTAATTCAATTTTAGAATCGTTAAATTCTGTTATCTCAAAAGTGAAGTCTGTATTTTCCGATACTTTTTCTAAATATTCTTCTAACAGTTCTCTTGTCATTTCCACCAACCATCCTCTCTCTAGTTTGCTTTATCAAGCCCAAATAAAGCATCGGGAAAACTTCTCTTTATTTCTTCAAAGCTCTTAAAACAATCTGCATATCTATCAGTTCCATCTTCTATGTTCAATACGAGAAAACTTCTATCTCCATCATCCCATAATATTCTTGCATCATGTTCCGGAATAATATCAAACCATTTTGAAAAATATTCTTCTGTAAACATTTCAATTCCTCCAAAGTGTGATTTATTTATAAAATTTTGTCTTTCCCTCATATTTTGGAATACTTCTTTCAAACAATTCTGATATAGGAGCATGGCTACTATACTCATAACTTGCCGGAAGCTTCCAATATTTTCGCTTATCATTATAAATATAAACATTATTTCCTTTACAGTATATTTCTTTTGCTTCTTCTCTTGTGATTTCCGTATAATTATTTTTCATAAAAACTACATCCTTTCTAAAATTCATATACAGAAGATACTTTTCTCTTCTTTCCGTCTTTCCAGTTACAAGGATTTTCCGCAATTTCCACTGCCCGTTCCTTTGTTTTTGCGTCTACAGATATACCCAGTTCTTCATTTTCAAAATCAATACACCATGTTTTCATAATTTTTTCTCCTTTGAAATTGCTATTTCAGACTTCTCTTGCACGTCCAATTTCCGTTTATTGATTCACCTCTCATAAAGCATAAGTCACAGATCTTGCAACATCCTGTATTCAAGTCTTCATAAATCAGTGAATCAACAACGCCACTTCCAATTCTCATTTGTAAGTCTGCCTCAAATGTTATATAAAATAATCCTTCAAAAGATTTGACAATAAGATCTAATTCATCCGGATTTCTAAAATAGAATGTGCCAACTCTTTTTCCTCTTTCCGGATAATTTGCAAGTTCTGTAAGATCGTCATATGAACATCTATCAGATGTGATCACAATCTTGTAATTATCTCGCTTTTTTCTCCGTTTCATTTTCCGTAACTTGATATATTCTTCATCCGATAAATTGTCACAAATGATATCTCAAAAATATTTACGCATTATTATCACCTCAATCAACTTTTAAAATATAGTTAAAACATTGGCGTTTCCGTCTTCTCTTCATCTCTCCAGTGCCAACCATCATATCCTAAACCAGATAAAAAACTGGCATAAATTGTAAACAGCCATTGTTCTCTCATGTCTTTAGTTCCCCTAATTTCACAGAATATATCAAGATTTTCAAACCGTGATTTCTCTTCTTCCGTCAGCCGTTGCCATGTCCATGATGTCTTAATAATATTCTGGAAGAATTTGTTTGTTACTTCATCTAATTTTTGTGCCATAAAACCACCTATTTTCTAAAATAATCTAATAATAACCTTTTCCCTGTGTTATAGAAATCAAACCATATACCGTTACATTGTTTACGTTGTACACCAATAATTTCAAGATACATGCTCTCTTCTCCGTCTAACCAATGCCCTGCATTTAATCCGTAATAATATTTGTCTTCCGGAATTGTGAACAGAATTTCCACTTGATCATTCCAATCCAAAGGAATTTCTTGAATCTTTGCATTCTGTGGAATATTTACCATATCCATTAATTTCCGTGCCAATTCACTTTTATTTAGCGACCGGCAATCTGTAGATTCAATGGAACATATTTTTTCTACAATTTTCATAAAATTCATTTTAATCGCTCCAATTTATTTCCATTCTTGTTGTCAATATATTTCAAGCTGCGTTTAATAATATTTCATCAACTTCAGATTCCGTAAGTTCTCTTACGATTTTCATTTTCTGTGCTAAAATCCAATTTCCGCCCTGGCTTTCCGGTCTATTGTAAGTTGTCCAATCTTCAATTTCACATTCAACCCACACTCTTTGTTCTCCGCTTGCAAGTCTCATTGATAAGTGTGGCGCAAATGGTATAAAACAGCAATGCCATCCACATCTAACGGCAAATCCTTTCGTGGGATAACATTTTGCTTGCATCCATTCATTTATTGGTGTTGAATATGTTTTATGTATAAAAAGTGGATATAAATTTCCGTCTGACAGTTTTCTTAGTAATTTATACGCTTTCATTAACAATCATCTCCCTTCATCAAACACATTATCCATAAACATCAGATCAAGATAATGCGCCAGTATTTCAAATTTTTCCGACCTCTGCAATTCGTTAAATAACTCCGCAACGTATTCTTTTTCCTGTTCAATTTGATCTTCATCATCTCCCATATCACGGATGAAGTTCATTAATTTTTCCGCTGACTGACGTGGCGTATGCTCATATTCTTTTGACATAATCATTCCTCCTCATCCTCTTTAAAATACAATTCGTAATCAATATTTGCTTCTTCTAATCTCAGACCAATCAAATCTCCGTAAGTCATATCACTGTCTTTAATATCTTGATCAGTCCAAAATTCATCATATGCTTTACCAGCAATTTCTTTTGTCTTTTCAAGATTTCTATCAGAAACTAAAATGATCACATCCATCCAAGGATTCATAGTAGAAAAAATATTAATACATGTCCGTTCTTCTATCATGATTAATCAATCTCCCTTCTATAAATTTCCAAGAATCCACTTTTCTGCAAAGTCAAGTACACTTTCTGGAATATTCTCTATATCTTCATATTCATAATTGAAGGTTTTTCCAGCTAATGTTGCCGTAAATGTATCTTGCTCCTCATATGTGATTTTGTATTCTTTTAAATTTTTAATTTCTCTTACTAATTCAATTCTTAAGACGTTCATTTTTATCCCCTTTCCATTCTTGAAATCGTTCTTTCATTAGGATATAATTTCTTCCATTGAATCATATAATGTTTCGCTTATACCGTAGTCTCTTGCAACATCTTCAATAAGATCACTGCCAAATTTACTATTGAAGAATCCCCAACAACTATCCGTTTCTTCCCAAGTATCATCTTCCACATCGTATTCTTCTTCAATGATTCCATAAACTTCACCGGTAAGATATTGATCATATTCTTCAACTTCTCCTTCCATCCACAAGTAAGCTGCCTTCTTCCAGTTGTTCTTTGTTACTTTCGTTGATTTCCCTTTTTTATTTCTATAATAGGCATTTAAATCAAGTATTGTCTTTCTATCTGTATAGATATAACCGACCTGACCGGAATCCCAACGGCAACTGTAACCACAAGTATTCATGGTGATTCCACTGTGGTCGTATAAAAATAATGGCATGAATATAATTTGTGCATGTTTTTCAAGTAATTTCCATTTATCTTCCTGTGGAAGTGCTTCAATAATATCATCAACAAGCCACGTTACATCTTCATATTCTTCGATGATTCCAAATTCTGCATCTCTGATACTCATTAATGGGAATAAGTAATATGTTCCCCATAACTGCCACATCTTTTCATGTCTGTCATACCGTAATTCAAGACCATTTGATGTCTTTTTATTTTTAACATAATTGATAAGAGTATTATCTTTTATATTTTCTCTTACAAGACCATTAAGAAAATCTTCATTATCTGCAAATTTATTTTCCTTGTAATCTCCAAGCGTATAATTTCTATGCCAGCACATCATTTTCCCTATATGACCATCGTAGTCATACCTAGGGTTCGGTGGTGTATCATCGGTTTTAACACTAACCCTTTTTAATTTTCCATTTTCTTTGTAGTATTTATATTCATCAAACATAATCAATCCTCCATATTATCTTCTTCGCAAATAAACCAACCGTTTCTATTCCCTTCTTCTATTACATCATCTTCAAAATCATGTTGATACTCGATTATTTCTTCTTCACAAAAATTCTGTTCAAAAGCTTTCATCATCACCATTGCGAATGCTCTGCTAAAATCTAAATCAGAAGTTTTAAGTGCCATTTCAAATTGTTCTCTTTCGTATGGGAAGAACGAAATAAAGCCACTGTAAGAACCATAATTCTGTTTTGTCCATTTAAAGAATTCGTCATTATATTCTGTGTTCCTTACATGTTTGATTATTTCGTCTGGTACGATTAAATCAAACTCAATAGAATCATTTTCGTAATTATACCAACATGGACTGTTAAAACTTCCGTTTTCTGCTTTGCATTTTCCAAACAAAGCAACTATAGAATCCTCTGATAAAATTTCATTTATCTTTTCAATTCCATATTCAACAATTGCATTTCTAAAATCATCAAAATAATCTTCATCAAGGTTCTCCATTGCGTCTCCAAGATTTGTACCATACGTTCCAGGTTCTATTAAATGCAGAAATTGTGTTGTCATTTTTAGTTTCATGTCATTTCACTCCTTTTCTTCCCAAAGATCGATCAATCCCGGCAGTACATACCCAAGATCAATCCATGAAAAATCATCATATTCTTCAAGTTCTTTTAATTCTTCTTCTGTTGGAATTTTTGCTCCCATAATTCTCAGAACATCATTTTCGCTTCCACCGGCTTCTAATATTCTATGTAATGTCATTTCCAAAGCACCTGAAATATCATCTTTCCCTTTTACTGTGATTGCATTTCTTGACCAATATTCATTACAAATATGAAATTCAACAATAACTTCATTTTCTTCTAGCAAGTCTTTTAATTCAATCATTTTATTCACTGATCCTTTCTAATAATTTCTTTGCATTTTTTATAAGTTGCTCTTCCGAAAGATTTCTCATACATATTTCTGTAAAATATCCTGTTGGAATACCGCATTCTTTTGCATCATTGACAGATATCTTATTCCCTTTTTCTATAATTCTCCGTGCAAATTTTCTCCAATTATCTTTTGGTATTTTCATTTTCATCTCTCCTACAATTCTTCTTTCTTAATCCGTCCATTCTGATAAAACGTTGTTAAAACACCGGTTCCCTTATCAAATTTCACTTTTCCATAAGTTACCATTGTAATTTTCCCTTTAATGAGTTCTCCAATTGTATAATTAGAAAACCCATATTTTCGTAATTTTTCTTCCATTTTGTATTAATTCCTTCCTATTAAAATAAGACAGATACATTTCTGCATCTGCCTTTGTTTATTCTCTATATTCATTTAACATTTCACTGATGTGACCCTATATTCACAGCCATCTTTAAGTAATGCATGGCTAAGATTAATTTGCATTACTATTTCATTTGTGTCTTTTTTCTTTTGAAAGACATTAATTTCTCCATTTCACTATCTGGATCAGAAGAAATTGTTTTGTCTTTTTTAAGAAAACCAATACATTTACCTGTATCATCACATGCTGCTAAATACCACATTTTTTCTCCCTTCTCTGTTTTCCATGCTCTCTGATATGTTCGACAGTATCTTCAGAAGCTCCGTTCTGCTTACATCTTCTTGCTAACCGTTCCCACATATCAAGATTTTTCCACCGTGGCTTATTTTTCTTCATTTGCATTCTCCTCAATTTCTACAATCCCATTGTCTGTAAGGACTGTTTTTACTTTTTCAAACTGCATATCCCTATCATCTGTAGATTCAACTGCGTCCACAATTGATTCAACTAATAACTCCATGCTTTCTTTAGTTAATGTAAAATCCATTCAATTACTCCTCTCTTTCACCGGCAAATCTCGGAACAAAGCATTTAAATTTTGTTGCTGGAAATTCATTTCTCACAATATTATCAACAATTCCGTATAAATCATGAGCAAAATTAAATTCATCTGCCTTTAACCAGTCATCTAATCGAAGATTGAATTTTCGATCTGCGCTTTCAATATCCATTAATAAGCTCTGTCTATCGTCATGATATAATCCTTCTTTTTCTGCACGTTCTGTAATTTTTACATATTTCTTATATCTTTCTCTATATTCTTTATTCGTCATTTAAGTTTTCCTTTCTAACATGCTATAAATTCTAAACAGCCTAAACATTCATTTTTCTGTTTCATTTCTAATGCTTTTTGCATAGCATACAAATAACATTCATCTCCAGTATTGAAAAAGTTATCACCATCAAATTCAATTTTTCGTTTTACCGATTTAATAGAACTATCGCAATCCATATTTTCATACGTTGCTTCAAAAAACCACATAACATATTCCCCCTATAAAATTACAATTTCAACTGCCTTTATACTTCATCCAATTCTTCTTCTAAGTCTGCAATTCTCTCTTTGATTTCATCAATGTCTGGCTGATAACTGTCAATAATTTCCGCTCTCTCTTCTGTTGTTAGATCTTCATCATCAAGATCATCTTCCAAATCGCTTTGAATACACACAATACATCATCTGGATTATTTTCATTGTCAAATTTAACATAGCAACTATCATCTGAAGACCAATCATCATCTACATATATTCCGTATCTTTTTTAATCCTCTATGAAATATCGCTTTCATCCTCTACCCATTCAAGCCCAAATACAGATACATAATATTCTCCATAAGACATTAAATCATCAGGTTTTCTCTTCACTGAAATTTTGCCTATTCCATGCGTAGGCTCTCTCCAATAAGAAGCAATTGCCTTATCCCCTCTAAAATCTGTAAGAACATCTCCCTTCTGTACTTCTTCGCCTGTAGCTTTATATATTAATCGAGCCATGTTTACACCTCCATTTTCGCTATTGTTTTCACAACTTTCCCTTTATGACATACTGTCACTTTTCTAACTCCGGGAAATTTTACAAACCGTTTACCGGTATTAACTGCATTCCGTTGCTCTTTGAAATCTCCGGAATGAACTTCGTCTGCATAGATACTGTATTCTTTATTCATTTTCATTCCCCTCACTTTCTATAACAAAATATCAAAAAATGCAAGTTCGCTTTCCGTCATATTACAATTATCCAAGAAGAATTCGGTATATTCACTGTCTTCAAGATATGAATCATACAAACCATCTTTAAAATTTGTAGCAAGTTCTTCAAGTCTACACCGTGGTATAAAATCTTCTTCTGTGTAAAATCGAAACTGCTCAATCGCATTATTTAAAGCAATTGCCTTTTCTTTTTCATTTCTATAAACAAAATAAATTCCGTTATTCCACTGATTATTTTCTGGCTTCTCTGGGTCATAGCAACTTGCAACTACAAACTGTGTATCAGTTCCATTCTGTAATAATGAATACCTGCCATTTTTAAGAATTAAATTCCATTTCATTTTCGCTTTTCTCCTATTTGTTTTTTAAGTGATACTGCTTAGATAATCTTCTGGCAATACCGCCATTGATTTCTTTACTATGAACCGGAATAGAAACTGACTGTTTCCGTTCCCAAATTTCATGACCGCTATTAGAACGATCATACTTGAAACCGTTGTCTTCCAACGTTTTCCTGAATTCCCTTACAGGAACGCCAGGTAGTTTACCGCTCATAATCATTCCTCCTTCCTAAAATCTTCCATGATTGTGTTCAAGATATCTTCTGCTTCGGCATCTGCATTCTCTGTAATATCTTCTGTGAGATTTTCAATGAGCGTTGTCATAGAATGAGTAAAATTCCCATCTGCCTTTGAGATAGAGTATTCTTCTGACATTTCTTCCGCTTGTTCTACTCTTTCCGTTTCAGAAAGATTAACTTTCCAGTTTGCATTTGCGTATCTGCAAACTCTTAAGAAAAATTCTTTTGATAACATTTTATTTCCCTCCTTTATTTTCTGTTTATGTATTCTCTAACCATTTTCATTTATAATGGTTACATCAAAACAGACAAGAGATAGTTCCCTTGCCTGTTTTGTCTAATCATTATATGTATTAAGTATCATTATATGTATTTATATTACTTTCGCTTTTGATTTTTTCTTACCGGCTTTATTTCTGAATGGACTTTCCATTTCATACCGAACAATCTCTGAAAGATAATCAAAGATCTGAGCCTGAGTTTTTGTCATGATATTATCTACAAAGAACTCAGTTCCCTTACATCTGTTAATCATTGCTTCTTCCATTTCATCTGTTCTGCCTTCACAGTATGCATATAAAGATTTCAATGCGCGAATAATCTTTGCAGTATATGCCTTTCCATTATATGTATCTGCATATCCGTTCCATTCTAACTTACCAAGTAATCCAAGCATTGAATCAAGTAGTTCTGCCTTGCCTCCTTTGATCCAATTGATTCCATCAGAGATTGATGAGAATGTACCAACTACATTTTCTGTTTCATCATCTCCCTTGATTGCAACATTATGTTTTTTGCAGATGTCATGTAATGCAACATATTCCGGCTTTTTGGCTGCCAAGGCTGCATGATAAATATCCATTGGTTGCATTTTCGCTCTATCACTTGACTGACTTAAGAATAAGTCAATAGCTTCTTCAAGCGAGCATTCCATAACTTCTACGACAACTGCATCTTTTTTCGCTTTAAATGCTCCGTAAATTCTATGCTGTCCATCAATGCAAAGAAGAATTCCCTTGTAGAGCAGAACTTTTGGCTCATCCCATTTATAGGAATTGTAGTTATTGCCGATTGAATAAGCCCGTTCGAGTTTGATTCTTCTCTGCCATTCCGGAATATGGATTTCCATTGGATCAATGACCATGAGAAGTTTATCTCCAATCCGTGAGTTATTCTTTGCAGATTTCACAAGATTTTCGATCAACAGCTTTTCATTTTTTCCTGTAAATTCTTTGCTTTCTCTTGCTTCCTGCATTTCTTTTTCTGCTTCTTTCGCTTTTAAATACACTCTTCTCATTTTTTTTATACCTCTTTCTTCCTATTATAATATGTTTATTTTGCCTTTTATTTTTTGCATAAAAATAACACCCTACTTATTTGTAAGGTGTTATTAGATATGATGTTTATACATTGTTTGCCTTTTTAATTATTTGAATATCATACCCAAGAGCATTTAAAGCATTACAGAAAAATTTTAATGTCGGAACATTTTCATTCTTTTCCATCCTTGATATTATCTGCTGTTTTGTTCCCATAATTTCTGCAAGTTGCTTTTGTGTTACATTCTCTTGTTTTCTAATCTTATGAACTTCTTCAATTAATTCCATTGTCCGTTGCTCACTAGAAACCAATGTTTTCGCTGGCATATTTACCTTTTCAACAGTTTCTAATTCACCACGATCAATAGCGATTGCTTCTAAAAGACCATTCATTGTATCATTAAAGAAATCACTCATAACTATTCTCCTTTCAGAAGTTTTACAACTGCCTTTAATGCTTTCTTTTCTGCTTCCGTTAAATCATCCTTTTCCTTTTTACTGTAAACATTGATAAAGTATATAGATTCTTTAACTTCTACGTCTACATATATTACTCTTGCACCTCCTCTTTTGCCTTTTTGATCTAAAGGAATACGAATCTTTCTTAATCCACCTGTTCCTTGAATAGTGTCTCCAGCCTTTGTATCTTCAAGTAATATATTCTCTAATTCTCTTAAATCATCGTCTGTTAATCCAAGATCATGCCATTTTTTAGTAAACGCTGGTACTTCAATAAATGTTCTTTCCATGTACTTGTTTCCCTTTCTCTTTTGTTTACTTTATTTTACAACATATTTGTTGTATTTGTCAATGCAATTACATAATAATCACAATAATCCGTGATATTTCCGGTTTCCGTTCCGGCTTCTTTTTGATATACTGCTCACAGAAATTTGTTGCATCCATCAAATCAATATCATTTGCTTCGAAATAAAATCTTGTGAATGTATCAAATTCTGTAGCAACATATACATATTTATTTGCCTTTAAGAAAAGTTCAAATAGCTTTGCCTTTCTATTTCCAATGTCAAACGTCCGCATTTTCTTCATGTTTCATCTACCTCTTTTCTTTTTTTATTTTCTCTTTTACAATGACATGATTAACGGCATTAGAATACGTCTTGCACATTCATACCGCCGTGTTGCGTCAGGCTCATACTTTCCGACAGATATCCTCTTTGCCTTTTTAACTGCATCATCAACATCTTTTTTGTCAAGTCCGAAGTCATCAGCTAAGTTCCTGATTTCGATTTCCCATCTACGCATTTATCTTTCACCCGCCTTTCTTTGTAATTTTAATGCTCTATAATCGGATTCATATAAGTCGAAAGAATCAGAATATAGCTTATTCGCTTTACTTTGCCTTTGATCTACAAAACGAATAATTTCAGAAGAATCATTCCATACATAAACAATCCGGCACATAACATACAGAACCCCGCACCAAGTTCTGCCTTTCTGTCTTCTGATTTCTTGCGTCTTCTGATTTCCATTTCTCTTTCCCTTGTCATTTTTACTCCTCCTGAAGTCTGTCTTGTACGAACAGACTTGTCTTTTGTACGGGCATCTGTTAAGATTTATGTACAACCCGTTACTGTAACAGTTGCGTGTTGAATGTATTGTATTAAGTGTGCTGTTTTGCATTTAGCCGAGCAAATATTAATGCACACTAAAAAAGACAGGAGGTTTTATTTGCCTTCTGTCTTTTGTACTATGCATTTTAATTTTGGGTATAAAAATAGCGCCTAACGTTTTGCTTTTGTTGGGTGCTCTGTTGGTTAATTATTTCTAATTCCCGTAATATAGATTTCCTTCTGAATCCTCAAATTCATTCCAGAATAAAGGTAATCCAATTGGAGTTTTCTCTTCATCGAACTGAACTGCATAGCCAGTCGCATGGCAGAGTTCGTTTCCATTTGGAGTTTCAAATTCCCGATCATATGGCATGTGATCGAGTTGGATTCTGTTTTCTGACATGGTGTGTACTCCTTTCTGTATTCGCCTTATAGATTCGCTTTCTCTTTCTCAAGCTGTTCTAACTGTGCCTGCAAAGCTTGAATTTGATTGTTTATTTCCATTTTTTTTTCGTATGATTTTGTATACTCTTTATCCGGGATCCACTCCATAATATCCCCTGGCTGAACTTTTAAAAATTCGCACAACCGATTTATAGTTTCCGTTTTAAATCCCTCGTTCTTTGAGATTTTAGAAATAATATTTGTGCTAAGTCCAGTTTCTTCTCCGAGTTTTTTCTTTGTAATATGCCTTTCTTCTAAAAGGCTATCCAATTTATAATATACTATCATTTTACAATATCTCCTTTGCCTTTTATATAGAATAGCATATATTTTGAGTTTTTTCAAGTTCCGTTTTAATTCCAGTTCACGCAATATGAACGTGGAAAATCATGAAGAGGAACTTTTGCACATTCGTAGTCAGTTACAGTTCCGTTCCATTTTGATAAACGTGTTCCACCGGAACCTTTTTTCTTTGCCCGTGGATGAGACATCAAAGATTGTATTTTGCCTTTTGAGTTTACATTTTGATGTTTAAGGAAACATTCATGCATAATGGCAACACATTCATTGTTTATATTTGCCTTTATCCAGATATTATTCTGCGGATCATAGATAAAAACTTTATATTTATTTCGCTTGTTAGGGCGAAAGTTATTACATACAACTTTTGCTTTGGATTCAAATTCCATAACTATACTATTTGCATAGACCACGAAATCATTTTCCATTTTAGTTGTAAACCAGATATATTTGCATGAATATTTCATAATATCACTTTACCTTTCTATTTAATTCTAGTTCCCTGCTCAGTTGCCTTTACTGACGGATTTACAGTATATGAATTTCCGTCAGTTGTTGTGATAGTAATTGTACCATCACTTGCCTTTGACATATCCTGGATTTCATCAAATGCGACAAACTGTTTGAATTTCGGAGCGTAGATGTTTTCTGTTTTTGTAGCATAAAGTTCCGTTCCGTCGGATAACTGAAAAGCCATTTCGTCAGATCCACAATTCCAGTCGACAATTGTGATTTCGCTTTCGCAATAATCTTTCCACCAATTGTCAAGATTATGAGAAGCTACAGTTTCCTTTACAGACTGGTTTTTAAGATGTGACATCATTGTGTATTCACATCCCATGCCAATAATAATGCATGTTACTGCAAGAATAATAATTTCCATTTTCTTTTTCATTTTCGTTTCCTCACTTTCTTAATTTGCATTTTTTGTGAAAATGTTCACTATAAAAAGGCAGAACTTTCGCTCCGCCTCTCGAACTAAACATTTTTTGTGATTATGCAAAGTAATGCTTAATTACAATGTTGCTAATGCAGGTTGCCAGCCCACTATAGTCGTATGTAGTCTTGCCAGATTTCTTGTCTTTCTTAACTTTGACAAGAGTGTTAATCTGTCGATGGCTAAAGTCAACTTTACCAGTTTTATCATTCACAGAAAACTTGTTCTGGAAACCTTTTACGTAGCAATCGTTCAGAAGCTTTTTATCTTCTGCCGTAAGCTTAACACGAGTCTTGTCCGTGTAAGGTGTTTCAAACGGTAAGCTGAAAGTTTTCTTGATTATAGTCTCAAGCTCTTTAGACGCTGACTTATAAGCGTCTTTTACTTCTTTCGACATTACAATATTGCCGTCTTCGCCAGCTTTAGAATTAATGTGAATTGTTTCTAAAGCATTGTAAAGTGCTTCTGATTCGAAAGCTGGAATAATCGCATATTTCACAAGTTTAGAGTTATCCCATGACGCAAGGACTCTAAGAACAGTCCGTACTACATCTTTATCATTCTTAAAGTGGTCGTGGTTTTCTGCTGTCATTACAGAGACAACTTTATTGTATATCTCTAATGTATCAGCAGAGTTACTCCGTGCTGTTTCAAGATTAGCCTGAGCCGTTTCGAGTTTGATGGTCAGAGCTTTTTCTTCTACTTCTTTCTGCTCCGGTGTTTTATCCTCATTATCTTTGAGATTCGCAAGCTGTTTCTCAATCCGTGTAATATCAGTCTGTACAAGCTGAATTGTCATCTCGTATTCTTCGTGAGAAATTGCGCTCATAAGTTCTTCTGTCTGCTCAACTGTAGCTTTTTTGTTTAAAAAATTGATTGCTAATGTGTTTTTCATAATATCTCCTACGGCTCTTGATACTATCTCCACCGACACGTATTAAACGTGATTTGATTAATTATTTGTTATGTGTGTTATGCACACTATAAAAGGGTAGACTGATAGCGTAGATCTAAAGTCTACCCTTCGAACTATGTATAACTCTGATATGCAAGCGTAAACCTAGCGGTCATGCGGATTGGTTTTACCCAACACCAGGAAGTCAAATGTTACTTTGTACTCTGCCATACTAGATAATACTTGCATCTATATGTATTGTCTGATTAGAATAAGTATGGTTATGAACTTCTAATCAAGTCGGCTTTTAATTTGTAGCCGAGTTATTAGTTGACTGGTTGTTTTATCTATCATCGAAGCACTACCTAGAATATACCTCTAAGTAAAACCCCATAGTCATTGCTACGTTGGGAACTACCCAACACTGCCATATTGACAGCCGTTCTTCGGATAATAGGTCGGAAGAACTGCACTATTTTTTCGAGACTTTGTGCGTATTGTCTACAATATTAAATTTGTAGTGGGGAAAACCTGTATAGTATGACAGGAAACATTATATTTTATTAGTTAAAGACTACCCACGCAACCCGTAAAGCTTATAGTCTTTAGCAATACTATCTAGGATAGTACACTGTACCTAGTCCACAATACAGACTGTTTTTTATAAAATTTTATGGATATTTTTCACGACCTGTGATAGAATAATGATTGGTTAGGTCATATCTATTACAGATGTGATTCTGAATAGGAATGGAAGTTATTACTTTTGTTCCTATTCTTTTTTATCCAGTTGTTTCACGGTTGCCACCCGTGTGTGGGCTATTAGAACTTATATCGTCAATCTCTTGACTTGTTACAAGTTTATCATTTTACTTGATGTTTGTCAATACATTTTTTGATTTTTTTGTGAAGTATCCGAGCGTTGTTAATCTTGCCAAAAAATTCAAGTGATATATTGAGTTGTATCAAGTTCAATGTCCTCTTGATGTCTCATATATTAAACTATATTTTTACAAAAGTCAAGTGTTAATATTGATTTTTATCAAGTTTTTATGTGAAAACGTGTTTCTTCTATATAATGCAAAAAAGAAAGTTGTTAGTACATTGGATAGATAGTTATAGTATATATTTATATAGTGTGTAGTATACTATATATTATTGTTATAATAGTAGAAACAAAGATAGTATTGTATGATGATAGTATACTGTTAGTATATTGATATATGTATATGATATATATGATGTATATGTTATAGTGTATTATTATATGGTATTATAGTATTATTGTATAGTGTATGGTATATGGTATATGGTATATGGTATATGGTGTATAGTTAATAGTGTAGTCGTGTAGGTCAGTGAAGTGTTGTTGTCGTGTTGGGATAAGTGGGACTGATTGAGATAGATTAATGTTAGTTATTAATTAATGTTTATTGTGATATTGTTAATTTATTAGTGTATATCAGGTTGCGGATTGGGAATGGATCTGAAAAAGCGTATATTTATGTGGTAGTGTAGTATGGTTTAGTGTGTAGTGTATGTTATCAGACTGTATATTGGTTGGTATATTTTTTTATATTTTTTCAGTTATTATATATCGAATTACTGGAAAGTGGTGAATGAATGATACTTTTGTGGTTCATTTTGGTATAAAGTGGTGTATTAGGTTTATTATTTACTGTATTTTGTGTATAAAGTGGTAGCCGTTCCCATTTTATATCAGTTATAATAATATAAAAATAAAAAGTGGCTCGATAAAATAATATTTCTGCCCTTTCCCCTGTCCAGTATACAGATCCCTAAAAATTAATTTTCCATGAAAGAAAAGTTTCATTTATATATTGCTAAAATAAAAAACTGCTCTTTTCTAGGGCAGACCATGAAAAAATTTTTATATCTATTAGAATATTTTATTTTACTAAATTTTCCCGTACTTTTCCCATTTTTACGGGTTTTTTTAGTATAGAATTTTATACTTTCACTATAAATAAAGACAGGGGGTACTTAAAACTCGAACAGGTGTTCGCAGTTTGCCAGGACTCACTAGCTGATCAATCTACACACCAACTCAAAAATTTCATATCCAAAATTCTTCTCCACCCCTCTCCACCAGTCTCCAAAACACCAAAAATCACCATTCAATCTTAATCCTCAAAATATCCCTATTCTAAGCCAAAAATTACACTTTCCTCCTCTCCAACCCTTTATCGTACCCCTTATCGTAAAAACTCCCATTTTAAGCCAAAAATCACGTCTCAAACCTCAAAAATTGACCACACACTTATTCAAAAATTACTCCCACAACCAGACTTTCTTCCTATTATATAAGGATTTTTTCGATATCACTTTTCTCGTTCAAAAATCACATTATATATCACATCCAATCTCGCAATCTCATTCAGAGAATATATAATAATCATCCTTCAGGCAATATTCAACAAGTATGTTGTGGAGATATACCAGATTGCCAATATACACCAGATTCATACAATCGCTATCAATCAGAAACAGACAGACACATATTAAACATTGGATGTACAAATGCATATATCTATTCAAATTACGGAACATATTACATTTATAAAACAATACCTGGAGATATTCACATACAAACATCTACGCAACAAATATTACACGGTTCCATTAATATTCCATATAGAAATAAACCAATCACAATCCATGTCAATCTTATGTACGGACTAAAAACATTATCAATTCTATCTCTTCGTGGAACCGGAAAAGTAAAAGGATTCTACAATAAAGACGAACAAGGATTTCCGGCAAATCACTTATCAACAAAAGATTCTGATGCAGATAAAAATATTTTTGATATCCTTGCAGAAAATATGGCGATTGTATAAACAGATGCTTAAATCACACAAAATGACATCTAAAATCAATTCCACTATCATACCCTACCAATTTACCATCTACCGGCGTAAAGTCGCTTAAATCTCTCTCAGCTCAAAAATACTCCACAGACAGCATGTAAAGAATAATATATTACATACCGAAAAACAGACACAACATAAGACAGGCAATAAAGTCTGTCTTATTTCATATCTATTAAATCATCATAAAAACATATCATTCTATATCCGCCCACCAAATCTTAATAAATGACATCAATTTTAATTCAAATACCCATACCCTACCAACTTTACATCAAGCGTATAAAAATTTAAAACAGCATCAAATCATTAAAATTTTCTCCACATACACAAGTAAGAAAAATTGATTCTACTCTTCTGTTCCAGAATATAAATCACAGAATGAAAATTACACTACAAACAATTCTCTTCACGGAGAATACTATATTGAATCGCTTTATCATTAATATCTACTCATGCAATCACAAACCGAGAAATTAAAAAATCCAAACACATACAAAAGGAAGGATAAGAAAAAATATGAAACTAAAATTAATTACAACAGAAACCTTTGGTACAGTATCATGTGACTTCTATAGAAATATGAATGATGACATGTTACTTACAAGAGAACAAATTGGACAAGCATTAGAATACAAAGATCCATCCAAGGCAATTCGTAAGATTCATCTAAAACACAAGGACAGATTAGAGCCATTATGCATAAGGCTGAAATTAGATAATAACCAGAATGGGGCTAACCTGTCAAAAAGCGAAGAACAAGAAAGAGTTTATTATACACAACGAGGAATTATGGAATTATGCAGATGGTCTAGACAATCAAAGGCTGACAAATTCATGGATTGGGCATGGGATATTATCGAATCCTACAGAAACAATGCTTTTTCATCACAGAATAATATAGATATGAAAGCAGTTACAGATATCCTTACATCATTATCCAATACACAGGCTGCAATGGCACATACATTAAATCTACTCAATGAAAAGATCAACAATATAGAAGAACAACCTAGACCAAAAAGAAAATATTCTTACTGGACTTCTAAGATGTTTCCGAAATATGAGGAATTAATGAATTATCTTGGATACGAATCAAATGGAGAATTATATAAATATCTTTACAAAGAATTCAATGACATGTATCCAGATTATGATTTGCGTCAAGTCGCTGATGATTATTGTTACGAGAATAAATTAGAGACATGTTTTACATTGGATGCTATTGAGCATGATAAGACAATCAGAAAGTTATTTGAAAGAATGGTAGATAATCTTTTGGAAGAATGTAGAAAAGGATATGAAGAAAGAAAATGTGATGTTATTTCTAATCATGGATAGAGAATAGATAAGAAGACAGATTGTTTGATTTATTAATCTTCAATCCAACCATAAACAATCGAATGAAAAATTACGGAGTAAATGGACGACAGTTCATTTACGGAGTATTAGTCTGTCTTCTTAAATAGTTATATATCTTGTTTCGGTTCGGCAGACGTACCCAAAGGTGACGTCAAAATTCCGATTTTTAGAAATCCGACGTACCCAAAAGTGACGTTTGCCGAACTCACGTAAAAATGAAGGAGGTTTGCATTGCAAAAAACAGAATACTTTACTAGATTCCCAAATGAATACATCCAGGGGGATATTAAAACGAAATTTGGAGTTAGTAGAAAATTTTATATTACTTACATTCTAATTGATAAATATAGATCCTACGAGGACTATAGCTGGATTACTATCAGAAAAGTTCTTGAATTTTATGGATATAAAACCACAAAAAGAAAACCAAAAGCTTTTCAAGAAATATTAGACGTTCTTGAATACATGATAAATAACAAGATGATCGTAGTAAAACAAGATTTAGACTCTATCGGTTATGATACTGGAATAGAAATAAAAGTTATCCCAGATAATTTTGAAGCAAGAGAAAATTTTTCTAAAATCACATCGTCTCAATTAGATTTCATTATGATGAATGAATCTAGTATCAATAAAGAAAATATAAAGATGAAAATAACCAAGTACGCTCGGATTTGACAGTACGTGCAAATGAGATTGAAGGCAAGGTCACAGATAATGAAAATAACATCACAGAAATTATACAAACCAATAAACAGATTCAACAATCTGTAACAGATGCAAACAACAATATTACGAAGTTACAACAAGATTCCTCTTCTTTTAAACAGGAAGTAGAAAAAACTTACATGACAAAAGATGGGTTAAATTCATTAAAAATTGGTGGAAGGAATTTACTTAGAAATTCTAATACACTTGAATTTGAAGACTACTATTTTGTTGATGAAGCTGAAGTTTATTTGACTGATCAAGATGGTAATTATATTGTTGATGAACAGAACAACACAATTATTTTAATGTAAAGGAGGTCTTATTTTATATGGGGGAAAAATTATTTAATTCATATGAAGATAAACCCTCTCCTGGATCGGAAGATATGTTTCTACTCTGGGATAATACTGAACAAAAAGTTAAAAATGTAAAAGTTAAGAATGTTTCAAAATATACGGAAAGTAAATTTCCAACAATCCCTACAGTACCAACCAAACTTCCCAACCCACAATCCTTAACAATCACATATGGCGGTAAAGAGTACACTTATGATGGCTCAGAAGCACTTGCCATCACAATCGAGACAGGTGGTATAGAGCGTATCGAGAAGCTGTCTACAGATACCACAGTAACGCTCGAACCTAACAAGCTTTACGTATTTCCAGAAATGGAGTCACTTGCTTACACCATAAAGGGAACAGGAGAGGTGCATTTCATCTTTCGTTCTGGCTCTACAGCCACAAGGGTGGTACATCCATCCAATGTCAATATCGGCAATTTTTCGGTCGACGCGAACAAGGTATATGAGGTGTCAATTTTAGAGGGATTACTTACATCCAAGAATTGGAGTGTGAGCTGATATGTTAAGACGGAGAACATTAGGAAATAAAGAAGAAACAAGCGAATGGCTCTATGAAGCTTACCTAACTGATACTAGAGAGTGGTACGGCAAGCGGTGTCCGGCTATCGTATTCGATGTGAAACAAGGCGAACAGTATTATATTGAATGGAGCAATGTAAGAACGGTGAGTAAATACATCTATGATATGCGCAGATGTGGTGGAGCGTACTTGTTATATAAACCAAATCAGCTTGCAGAATCTGGAAGTATCGAGATTGTTATTCCATCAGACGGGACACTGTATGTCGGATGTGGTTATAATAATAAGTTTTCTCATGGTGACATTGGTGCTGCCTGTTTTGATGGTGATTACATAAAAATAAAGAAAGCGAGGTGATTGAAAATGCACGCAAAACTACAAAACGGATTTCTTCGGAGTGCACCGAAAACCATAGTGTTAGACGGTCGCACTATCAATAATCCACTGCCGGAAGAGTTAGAGCAGATAGGCTACAAGCCTGTAGTGTACGTAGATATGCCTACGGAAGTAACAGAGGGCAAACACTGGGAATCCAGTTGGAAAGAGGAAGAGAATGCGATTAGGCAGGTATGGAAACTGGTAGATGATTACGACTTAGAGCAAATCAGAACTCTTAAGAAAAGTGAAATTTCAGAGGCTTGTGAACAGACAATTTATAATGGAATCGATGTTGAAATGTCCACAGGAACACAGCACTTCTCTCTCACCGAAAAGGATCAGATTAATATATTCGGATTACAAGCAACTATTGAATCCGGTGAAACACGAATTGAATATCACAGTGATGGTAATCCTTGTATATACTATAGTGTTGAAGATATTCAGAAACTAATTGCTGCTGCAATGGGATTCGTAAAATATAATACCACGTATTGCAATAGCTTAAATGTATGGATTAGCAAAGAAACGAATGCACAGACTATTAGTGAAATGTATTATGGAATGGAAATTCCAGAAGAACATCAATCAGAAGTTCTTAAGAACTATATTAGAATTAAAACAAAAGATTTGTAAAAGATGGCGGTTTACTACCGCCATCTTCTATTAATAAAAAGGAGGTCACATGAAAACTTTTGATACAACATCCGTTTCTGGACTTTTTGGAGAAACAATAACATGCGGTCATGTGACTTGTACTGAAACCGCAACATTAAGGTTAAATAATACAATTAAAATAGCCGATGATTATGTATATCAAATAGTTATTAAATCTGCTGCTACATCAAACATTGTATTAAAAATCGGCACACAATCTTTTAATCTTGCTTCTACTACTTCGTGGCAAAGATTAATTCAGAAATTTACAATTGAAAATAATAATACAAACTACATAGATTTAATATTCTCTCCTGGAGAATATTGGTTTTATAATGCAAAATTGGAGACTGGTATTATTGCTACTGCATGGACACCAGCTCCGGAAGATTTTGATATAAAGTTATATTCTCTCCAGTCAGAATTTAATCAAAGGGCAGATTCTATAGAAATGTCAGTTTCAAAAAAACAAGATATTGGAGTCACTGCCGTTAGATACATTCGAGATTGGCTTGATGGTAATAATATAGACAATAAGAACTATTGGGGCGAAATTAATGTAATTACCCATGATGGAGAAAATGTATTAGATAGTTCTTCTATTAAATTACAAGCCAAAAATGAAGCTTTAAGTGTATTAATGATTGATAATATCGAAAACATTAAAGACGGAACGTTGTCATCTTATACAATTGATAGCGATGGGAACACTGTGTATCATTATTCAGAAAATGATTATGTCATTAATACTGGGAAAACATGTATCGAAATTGATCTTGGTCAAATATACAATGATATTGACTACATTCGAATATGGCATAGATTTGCCGATGGTAAATTTGTTTTTAATCACAAACTTCAGACTTCTATAGATGGTGTTACATGGGTAACATTATATGACAGTAAAGTAACTGGTGGCTATAAAGAATCTGTTGATGGGAAATTGTATTATCTAAATGAGTCTAACATTATTTCTTCAATGAATAAATTAAGTATGACCATTAATGAAACAAGATCGCAATTATCTGATACTTCTGGAAATCTAAGTACATTAACACAAACAGTGAAAGGAATTAATGAAACCGTTTCTAAAAATTATAAAGATGCAAATAGCGCATTGCTAAAATTAAGAGAGGATTTAAATACTAAGATATTAGAAGAAACAGAAAAAGCGTTAGCGAGTTTCAAAATAGAAGCAGGTAATATATATGCAACTGCTGAATCAGTGGATAAAAATAATAATAAATTAGCATCGTTAATCCAACAGAGTTCTAATGGATGGGAAGCTTTATTTGCCGAACTTAATATGGGTGAAAACAAAGGTAAATATAATATTCAAACAAATATCACGCTTAACAAAAATGGTATAACAGTTACCAACCCAATTACAGGACAAACTACACAAATGACGATCGATCAATTTTGTGGATTATATCATGGAGAAAAAGTATTCTGGATAGATAAAGATACAACGAAAACACGAAGGTTGCTGTGTGAAAAAGGATGGGATACTGATTATATCAAAATGACGACGAATGCATATAAGTATGCTAATGGAACAGTTGTAAAAGGAGTTGCATTTGTTAAGTCTGGAGGTACAAGTTAATTTTTATGAGAGGTTTAATTACCTCTCTTTTTAAATTTAGAAAGATGAGGTGATTGAATGGCAAGTGGTTCATGGACATTTGGAACAGGAAATAGTTATATTCAAGGACGGGTTAATTGGTCTTCTTCAAGCAATGGATCTTCTGCTAATAGTTCAAATATTAGTGTAGCTGTATATTTTAGAAGAACAAATTATGGATATACAAGTTACGGAAAAGTTAACACATATTGTGTAATCAATGGTGGCAGCCAGAAAAACGAAACTGGTTTTTCGGTGTCGATGTCTGATCCAAACAAATGGACATTGGTATATGCAAAAAATTGGACGGTTGGACACAATTCGGATGGCTCTAAGCAGATTAATATTCGTGTTTGGGGAAATGGTAACTTTTCAATTGGTTCGTATGATACGAATAAGACAGTAACATTAGACAAGATTCCAAGATATACGTCTATTAGAACTTGGTCTGTTGCTGAAGTTGGAAAAACATACGCTAAAATAAATTGGGGAACAGCGGAAACAGTAGACTGGGTAAGAGTATATCTTAATGACTCTTCTCAATGGACTGACAATCCTGGTTCTGTTAATGGGACTTCTGGTTCATTTGTTTATACTGGAGCTGCATCTTCAGGTGCAAGTATACCAAGCGTAAGTACATTAAAACCGGGAACGACATATAAACTTAAATGTTGGGTAAAAAGAAAAGATTCTCAATTGAGTACGACTTCTTCCAATATTGAATTTACTACAAAATCTGTAGCTTCAATTTCTAACTTGAATGAAGGATTTTCTTACAATATAGGAGACGATCTTAATTTAACATTTGATAATTCTTCTGAAAACAAATCATGGTTAGCTTTTTATATAAAAGATGAATCTGATAACTGGGAAGAAATTTTAAAAACAGACGAAGTTATTCAAGCGAATTCGTATACATGGCAGTTGTCAAATTATGCTTCTATCTTCTATTCCAAACTTCCAAACGATAATTCTAAGAAATGTAAAATTGAATGTGGAACAACAATTACAGAAAATAAACAAACTATAAGTTGTATCTCAAGTAAATTTGTAGGTACTATCAATGTTAAAAATTCTAATCCAGTATTTACAGATTTTAATTATGGCGACGAAGACACCTCTACGCAAGCTGTATTAGGCAATAAAACATACATGATAAAAAACTATGGCTCAATGAAAGTAAGAATCCCAGTTGCTAAAAAAGCAGTTGCTAAAAATGGAGCCTCGATAATTAAATATATAATATCTGTTGATGGAGTTGCTATTGATTCGTATGAGAAAAAGTATAGCGATAGTTCAGAAATTTTGTGCGAGCTTGGTAAATATAACATAGATGGAATTGGAACAATTAGTATTTATGCTATTGATTCAAGAGGTAATGTTTCTGATACAGTTAAAAAATCTTTTACTGTATTACCATATTCTCTTCCTCGATTTTCTGTAATTAATTTAAAACGTCTTAATGATTATGAATCAGAAATCGTCTTAGACTTTCAAGGAGTTATTTCAAAACTTTCAGTTAACAATGTTGAAAAGAATACAATAAAAACTGTTGGATATAGATATGCAGAAGAGGGGAGTTCGTATCCTACTAATTTTTCTGTAATTAATGGAGTTACTATATCTTCTACTTCTTCAGAATATATTTTATCTTTTGTTCAAAACACAAGTGATGATACTTTTGGGATTACTGGTTCTGGATCAAGCAAATTAGTTTTGGATAATAACAAGTCTTATAATTTTCAATTTTATATTAGAGATTCTTTTTCAAATGAAGACCATTATGAGTTAAATATTGAGCAAGGCGTTCCAATTATGTTTATTGGAGACAATAACCAAGTATCAGTTGGAATGATTCCAGATATTACAAGAGATGAAAAATTTCAAGTTGCTACAGATATCCTTGCTACAAATGCGAATGGTGAACTAGTCGGAATTTTGGATTTGATAAGTAAGATGATTATTCCTAGTGACATTGAACCAGTAGACCAACCAAATGGAGGATTCTGGTTAAAGACAAGTACTATAGGAGAGGAGAATATAGTTGGATAGATATTTAAGATTGCCAAATGGTAAAAAAATAAAATATTATAATTTTGCAATTACTAATGCATTGATTGTAAAATTTATTGACGCAGATATAAAAGAATTAAAATCATTCTTCGGGACGGATATCATTGATTATATTGATATTGTAGATGAAACTGATAACATATTAGAAAATCATAATCTCTATATGAAAAGGACTTCTATTTTAACAGAGTCATCTTTCGTTATTGAATATGAAGACCGTGTTGTAAAGGAAGCATGGACGGATGAAGACGGAGTTGAGCATCCGGTAGAAACAGAAAAAATATCAAAGGAAGTTCCTTGTGATATTACTACTGTTATTTTAGAGAAACCTTCTGTATCGGAAGAATTAGATAACGTGAAATCAATTGTTGGAATTGTAAACCCAAACAATATGACATTGGATGAGTTTAAGAATTATTATAAAACGCAAATTGGAAAAGAATGTACTGCTGCGATTGAAAATGGTGTTGATGTAGAAACAACTCTCGGCAAGAAACATTTTTCTTATACAATCGAAGATCAAAGTAATGTGAAAGATTTAATTATAGCTGCTATCTTCACGGACTTTACTCTTCCACTGCCTTATCATGCTGATGGAGAACCGTGTACGCTTTATCAGCCAAACGATATTCGGAATATCTACATGTCTTTATGTTCAAATAAAACTTATCATACAACTTATTGCAATGTTTTAAATGCCATGATTAATGAAGCAAAAGATCTTGTGTCTGTAAAAGCAATTACATATGGTATGGAAATTACAGATGAAAAATATCTTGATGTGATGTCAAAGATTAATGAATCTAAAAATGCATTGCTTACATATGTTGAAAAGAAATTTAACACAAGCGGTGAATAAATATGAATAAAATAAAATATTATTTAAAACGAATTTTTTGTCATGCATTTATATTCTTATTCTCTGGTACGGTTTATTACTTAATGGAAATTCTATTTAAAGATACTCATAGTTCTCATTGGACAATGTTCTTATTAGCTGGATTCTCAGCATTGTTTTTCATTGATGGATTAAATGATTTATTTGGATATGATATGGATTATTTATTGCAATGCATTATTTGTGCTACTGCAATAACAATTGGAGAATTATGCGTTGGTTTAATCTGGAATTTTGATTATGGAATATGGGACTATCGTAATATGCCATTAAATTTTAAAGGACAAATATGTTTGCCATTTTATTTTTTATGGATGTTATTATCTGCAATTTTTATTCCTATACTGGATTATATCGAATGGAAGTGGTTTAACTATGAAGTTGATAATCCTCCATATTATAAAATTTTCGGAAAAGTTATATTTAGATTTGGTGGTGATAGATAAATGGCAATATTAGCTCAAAAGAAGAGAATAAAACTTTTGTTTAAAATTGCAGCAGGTTATGTAAAATATCTTTTATCATCAGAGTATGTTGTTATGAATGATGATACTAATTTGGAGACAACGATAACCAATATTAAAAATGATATAGGTAGTAAATACAAATGGACAAAACTTTGTGAATTAGCTGGTAATAGTGCAACATCTAAAACATTTACAGTAAAAAATTTACGTAATTATTCTGAAATATTGTTGACATGTGGTCCCGCCGTTGCTTATCAAACGGGTAGAATTTTATCTTCAACAGTTATTCCAATAGCAAATTGGAATTGGTCAACAAGTGACTATAATAGCGGTGCATTCCAAGCAGTATATGATGGAAAAACATATGTTGCTGGTGTTTCTAGGATGTCTGATACATCCGTAAAATTATATGCAAATACAAAAACAGTTGCTGGTTTATTTGTTCGATAATTACGATAATTATTTTTTTTGATCACTCTAAGAGTCAAGTTTAAAAGCTTGGCTCTTTTTATTTTGCAATTTTTTACAATGAAAGGAGAATTTCATATGGTATCAATCACAAAAAATATTACTACTGTTAATAGAACCAAAGGTGTGAATACGAAAAAATATATTGTAATTCACTACACGGGTAATCGGACAGATAGTGCGTTAGCTAATGCTAACTATTTTAAATCAGTAAATCGTGGCGCATCTGCTCATTATTTTGTAGACAAAACAAGCATTTATCAGTGCGTTGAAGATAATGATGCATCATGGGCGGTTGGTGTAAATTATGGAAAAAATAATTTGTTTAATACTGTTAAAAATAGAAATAGTATTTCTATTGAGATGTGTTCTAATGGCGGAAAAATTGCAGATGAAACTTATAAGAACACTGTAGAACTTACAAGATATCTGATGAGAAAATATAGAATTTCTGCGAACAATGTTGTGAGACATTGGGATGTATGTTCAAAAGCTTGTCCTGGGTGGAATGGATGGGGAGCTAATGGATGCAATGCTTCTATTTGGAATCAGTTTAAAAAAGATATTGCAAATGGAACGGTTAGTACGCCTAATGTAGTAAGCTCTAGCTCATCGACAGCAAACAAATCTACTTCATCTTCTACTCTTTTAAAGGTTGGAAGTCGTGGAGCTGCTGTACAGGATGTTCAGAAAAAATTGGTTGCTTTAGGATATAATGTTGGATCAACTGGAGCCGATGGTATTTTTGGTAATGCCACAAAAAATGCTGTTATTATGTTCCAAAAGTCAGTTGGAATTTCTCAGGATGGTATCGTTGGTTCAGTTACTCTTGCAAAATTAAATGAAGCATATAATAATAGAAATAAAGGGCAGTCTATTACTTCTACCACTTCTTATGTTGGCAAAGATTATGTAAGAAAAGCTCAAGTACATATGAATAATTTTGCCGGTGCTGGTTTAGCAACAGATGGATTGTGGGGAGCAAATAGTAGAAAAGGTCTTGTTAAATGTTTGCAGAGAGCTTTGAACAAAGATTATAAATTAAGATTAGGCGAAGATGGCATTAGAGGTAATGCCACTAATAACGCTCTTGGAACCCATTATGTAAAACGTGGAGAAACTCAGTACCTTGTAACATTTGTTGAAATCGGATTGATGGCACTTGGATATTACAATAGTTCTGTAGAAGCTCCGGGAGTATTTGGCGGTGGATTAGAAACTGCGGTTAGAAACTTCCAGTCAGCTCATGGATTAGTTTGTGATGGTATTGCTGGCAAAGGTACTATCTTAAAGATTCTTGCATGTCTTGGATGCTAAAATTAGATATAATTATAGGGAATGGCTTAATTGTCATTCCCTATTTTTTACGATTTTCTATTCAAATATTTCTTTAAGTTTTAAATATGCTTCATACAATTCTTGATTTTCTTTTGTTACGTTTTTTGGAAGTTTTTCATCTTCTTTTTTATAATCTGCGAGGATAGCTTGAGAAGGAGTCGTCACAGAACTAAGTCCCTCTTCTGTTGCATGTGTGTAAATGTTTTCTACACTGATGGCATTATGACCCATCATTAATGCGGTATTAATTACATTTGCTCCTTTTGATGAATTGGCAATTGTATCCATAGTATGTCTAAGAGAATGAATGCTTAATCCTCTCATTCCATTTCTTGTCATATGAACATCTCTGTCTACGCCAAGTTTGTCACAAAGAGTTTTAAATCCAACTTCTATCGTTTCATGAGTTCTTCTTTTTCCAGTGCTAAATACAGGATAAAGTAAGTTGTCTGGATTATTTTTACAATAGATTTTCGTTTGTTCCATCATATATTGAGCACATTCTTTGGCTAAAGAAGACATGATAATAAATCTTGGTTTAGTATTTTTAGGAACCTTTGTATATCTTTCCAATCCTTTTGTTTTATCATTATCTATATATCTTGTTGCTTGAGATTCTACAACATATATTTTATTATTCTCGAAATCTATGTTGTCATTTCTAAGAGATGAAAATTCTCCAGATCTCAATCCTGTTTCAAGAATGAACATAACGACTACTGCATATTGCCCCATGTTATTTTTGTATGCATAATAAAATTTTTCGATGTCCTCTGGAGTAAATACTTCTTTTCTGTTTTTAACTTCTTCGTCTAATTTTTTGTCATATTCATCAATAATTTCTTTTTTTACTCTTGCTTGTTCTGCATAATTTTCTTTCAGAAGACTTCTATTGACTAACCATTTACAGCATCTTCGTGTTAATTGAATTGGGAAGCTGCAAGTTTTTCTGCTTTTTAATCCTAAAATAGTATCATAATAACTTTCAAATTCTACTGCACTCAACATATGAAGTTGATATTTTGCTATTGGGAAATTATCAAAATTTGCCCTCATTGTATTAACATAGGAATGATACGTACTTCCAGCAACAGTTGGTTTTACTTCTGTTTCTATATACTCATCCATATACTCACCGAAAGTTTTCTTTTTATCTACTTTGATATCTTTTCCCCTCTCGTATTCCTTTTCCCAAGCATCTCTAGCCATTATAGATAATCGTCTTGCTTCTTTTTCTGTCTTGGCTGTTCGTTTAAATCTTTTTGGGTTTGCTGTTTTTGGATTAAGATACTTTGCTTGGGTGATACATTCCCAAGAACCATTTTTTAATTGTCTGGTACTTCCTTCTCTGTTATCATTTTTATCCATTTTCATCCCTCCGATATCACCATATCACTTTTTGAAAATTTAGTGATATCCTTCGCAAAAAGTGATATCACTTAGTGATATTGGAGTAATTATAAAACACCTCCAAACATATTTCAATACAGAATTTATTTCCATATTTACTATATTTGGAGGTGTTTTGATGTGTTTTATTTGTTTATGTTATACAAGATTAATGACTTATTTGTAGTTTACGATCTTTCCGAAATCAGCTTTCAGAGATGCTCCACCTACAAGTCCGCCGTCGATATCAGCCTGAGCGAATAACTCTGCTGCATTTCCAGCGTTTACAGATCCGCCGTACTGGATACGGATAGCTTCTGCTGTAGCTTCATCATATACTTCAGCGATGCATGCACGAATACCAGCGCAAACTTCTTCAGCCTGCTCTGTAGTAGCTGTCTTACCTGTTCCGATAGCCCAGATTGGCTCGTAAGCGATCACTGCTGTCTTAGCCTGATCAGCTGTTACATTCTGGAATCCAACTTTAACCTGCTGACGGATGAAGTCCATTGTTACACCCTGTTCTCTCTGCTCCAGAGTCTCTCCACAGCACATGATTGGTGTAATACCATGCTCGAAAGCTTTCAGCATTTTCTTATTTACTGTCTCGTTTGTCTCTGCAAAGTATTCTCTTCTTTCAGAGTGTCCAAGAACAACGTATTTTACTCCTGCATCTGTAAGCATAGCCGGAGAGATTTCTCCTGTATATGCTCCGCTTTCTTCAAAATACATATTCTCAGCACCAACCTGGATATTGGTTCCCTTTACAGCCTCTGCTACAGGGATAATATCGATTGCAGGTACGCAGAATACTACGTCTACATCTTCATTAGCTACTAATGGTTTTAATTCTTCAACTAAAGCTACTGCTTCACTTGGAGTTTTGTTCATTTTCCAGTTTCCGGCTACGATTTTCTTTCTTGCCAT